CCGATGCCCGTTTCATCGTCTACAGATTCTGTCAACGGAATTGGTGGAGCCGTTCGTAATGCAAACGTTGGTGCTGGAATCAATCCGCTTGTAAGAGCATATACAAAGATGATTGGAATTGAAAAGCTAGACACGCTGGTCACAGGAACTGCACAGGATGCTTTCAATGACAACAAGTTTACGCTTGCTCGTGTTGCCTTGTATAACACAGCGACGACATTATCGGCTGCGGTAACTGCTGTAACCGGCAACGCCACCGAGCATATGCTTGAAACGGCATACGTAAGAAATGGTTTTCCTGATTCAACGACATACACTGTAACTGACGGAACACGTGCTGATAGAATTACTCTGGCAACATTACTTGCCACATCTTCGGCGACATTCAACAGATTCACAGAGTTCGCGAAATTCACCAATATTTTCTACGGTGGTTATGATGGAGTCAACTTCTTAGATGAAGATCAGTTCTATTTCCGGGATCGATCACTGTCCGCTGACACCGGCGGCAAGAACGTGACATTGCCTGATATTGGTCTCGAAGCCTCTGCAGCAGGTTCCGGACGAAGAAATAATAATGTTTATTCTTTACAAAAGGGAATTGATATTATTACCAACCCGGTGACATCAAAGATCAACCTTTTGGCTGTTCCAGGTGCCCGCGATGCGTATGTGACTGATCACGCTTCAGATGCTGTAAAATCATATAGCTTGGCAATGTACCTCATGGACATTCCGGACTACGATAAGGATTCCGCCAGGCTTTATGAAGATTCATCAAATAGGTCGGACGTCACAAAGACGATTAATCAGTTTGAAAGCCGCGCGCTGGATAACAACTATGTAGCCACCTACTTTCCGGGTGTCAGCATCAATGATGATCGCAACAATCGAGTTGTTGAGGTCCCGTCTTCCATTGCAGCCATGGGGGCAATCGCCTTCAATGACAAGTCGTCAAAGAACGTTTTCTTTGCACCGGCCGGTTTCAACAGGGGTGCTCTTGATTTTGTGACTAACGTCGAGAATAGACTGAGTTCAAACGATCGAGATGATCTATACGATGCAAAAATTAATCCGATTGCGACATTCCCACGTGCTGGGTTTGTTGTTTTTGGTCAAAAAACGTTACAGGTTGCGCAAACAGCGCTTGACAGAATTAACGTTAGAAGAATGCTTCTTGAAGTGAAGCGTAGAATTAGTAATATTGCCCTCAACCTTGTCTTTGAGCAGAACAACGCAGCCACACGCACAAAGTTTGTTGCTGAAGCTGTTAAGTCATTGACAATGGTCCAGGCAGGAAGAGGCATTGAGGCATTCAAAGTTGTTTGTGATGATACCAACAACACGACTGCCGATATTGAGCAAAATAGGCTACGGGGAACGATCCAGGTGGTTCCAACCCGCGCAGTCGAATTTATTGCCGTTGATTTTATCATCACTAACAGTGGCGTGAGCTTTGAGTAAATGATAAGTAGTAATAAGCAGGAGAAAAAATGGCAGAGTTAACATTTCCAGTTAGCCCGGGTGTTGTGACCCGAGAGATCGACCTTTCCAGTCCTACACAGGTTTTACCAACAGGCGTTCCTGCTGGTGTAATTGGCACCGCAGTGAGAGGCCCTGCATTCGTTCCTGTGACTGTAGCAACATTCCAGGATTTTATTTCAACATTCGGAAATAGTGATGGTCAAAAATTTGGCCCGATCGCAATGCGAGAATGGTTACGAAACGCGAAGGCAGGAACTTATGTTCGCGTTCTTGGTTGCGGTGATGGCACCGCCAGAAAATCAGGAACTAATGCCGGCCGCGTTAATAATGCAGGTTTTGTTGTGGGACAGGAGCTTCCGGGTTCTAACGGCACACAGGCAGACAACGCCTATGCCGGTGCGACGAATGCAGCCGCCGGCCCACTGGGACGAACGCACTTTCTTTGCGCTTTCATGTCAGGCGCCACAGACTCAACATATTTGACGGATGCAGGTCACCAGTTAGGTCACGCTGCAAATATGGCGCACCCGATTCTTCGAGGTGTCCTTATGGCTCCGTCGGGTGTTGTGCTAGGTTTAAGCTCGTCAGTGACTGGTGCTGATAACAACTCACCAGCGGCGAATTTAGCTGCCTACAACAGTTTTGCGGCATCGACCAACGCAGGTAGTCCCATTGGATCAATTAACACCACAACTTATGAGTTTGTGATGTTGTTAAACGGTCTGAAAAATAGCAAACAGTACAAGAACACCCTGACGGCTTCTTTGGATCCTGAGGCGCCAAATTATATTGCGAATGTTTTCAACACTGATCCTACAAAAATCGAAGAGGCTGGCCATTACCTGTACGCGCACTTTGACATCGCAAAAACGATGGCGGTTGTGACAGGTTCGGGTGTTATCACCGCCGGATCTGGTTCGGGCGGTGCAGGCCACGGCGGTGCCTCCGCTCTAGAAACTTCGGTAATGTTATTGACAGGAGCGCTAGGAAGAAATGCAGGATCAGCAACTGGGGCAACCACGGTCGGTATTCCGAATTTTGAAAACTGGGAAGACAGGTTCAGCGCGGCTTTCTCGCCATTTGTTGTATCACAGAAGTTTGGTGCTTCGAACATCGACCTGTTCAAGTTCCACACCCTTTCCGACGGTGCCATTGGTTCCGGAGAGTTCAAGATTACCATCGAGAACATTAAAGCTTCTACCAAGGCCAACAACAAGTACGGTACCTTCGATGTTGCCGTTCGTCGTTTCATGGATAATGACTTGAACCCTGAGGTTGTTGAGTCGTTTAGGGGTTGTACCCTGGACGCGACGTCCGATTCTTACATTGCGAAGAGGGTTGGTGATAGAAACACGTTCTACGATTTTGATGCTGCCTCGGGCGCTCAAAAAATTGCGGTCACGGGCGATTACGCCAACGTTTCAAATTTTGTGCGTGTCGAATTAAGTGACCAGCTCAAGAACGGAGCGGTGGACGCCACCGCATTGCCGACAGGGTTCCGAGGAATCCATCACCTGGTGACATCTGGTACAAGTCCCACATCCGCGGACTCAGTTCTCACCGGTAGTTTCCCGGATCAGTCAAATGCGTCATCTGGCAGTTACGGTATTTTGACCGAGGACCTACAAAAAGTAGTTCAGCCACCAGTTCCGATGAGGGAGTCGATTGCCACAGGTATCGCTCCACGAAAGAACGTCAAGCAATCATTCACCTGGGGTGTCCAGTTTGAAAACAAGGACAGCGTGACTGAGCCGAACAGAAATGAAAAGATTGATTCCTCATTGTTATCGTTCGCTAAGTGGTATCCTAATCAAATGACGAGCTTGCAGAATGCATGGGTCGGAGACAATGCGGGTACCGCCGATGTGGGTGGAGCAATTCTTGACAGTGACCGATTCAACAATAACTTCTTTACCTTGGAGAGGGTTGAGATCATTACCGGATCTAACGACCGTCCTGATCCACAACAGTGGGCAGCAGCTCTGTACAGGAGAAACGGTATTCAGAATGGTACCCTTACTGACAGGGACGGTACAGCCGGCGTCGAATCAAGGTTCTTGGATCCAAGTAAGGATTTCTCACACGTACCGACGCAAAAATACCTGAAATTTACGTTCCCAATGCTGGGCGGCTACGACGGTTTGAACATTTTTGATGCTGAAAAACACAAAATGTCTGACACGGCAGCTCGTCGAGAGATGGATGATACGGCGACGCAGGGCGGCAAAAACGGCCCGACGGTGGCTGCTTATCGTAAGGCGATGGATCTTATGGAGCAAAAACAGGATGTTGATGTCCAGTTGCTTTCCATTCCTGGTATTAGACATCCTGCAGTCACAGATTATGCCATCGAGGCCACTGAGAGGCGGTTCGATGCGTTGTTTGTAATGGACATTGAGGAGAAGGATGAGATCAATTCCTACATCACAGGTTCGGTCCAGATTCCAAGCGTCATCAATACAGTGAATCGTTTTGCTGGACGAGGGCTCGATAGCTCGTTCGCTGCAGCTTACTTCCCCGATGTTGTTATCGGTGATCCGGCTACACGAACTAACGTCAAGGCACCACCAAGTGCTTTGGTTCTCGGGGCCTTCGCCTTGAACGATGCGCTCAAGTTCCCATGGTTCGCACCCGCCGGATTTACTCGAGGCGCGCTTTCAAGTGCAATTTATCCGGGTGTTGAATTATTGCAACAGAATCGCGATGACCTGTACACCGCTGATATCAATCCGATTATTGGTGATGTGACTGGTGGCCCAGTCACTGTATTTGGCCAGAAGACACTTCTTGCAGCCCAGAGCGCACTCGATCGGGTCAATGTAAGGCGTCTATTGATCGACATCAGAAGAAGGGTCAGGAACGTTGCGAGAGAATTCTTGTTCGAGCCAAACCAGGCAGCTACGATCGCTGCATTCTCGGCGAGAGTACAACCAATTTTGACTTCGGTACAAGCCAACGGTGGTTTGGATCGTTTCAAGGTAATCATTGATACTTCAACAACAACACAAGCCGATATTGAAAACAATACCATTAGAGGCAGAATATTCTTGCAACCTACACGTTCGGTTGAATTCGTATCACTTGATTTTGTTGTGAGTAACAACATATAAGTTAATTTACTGCATATTTATATGCACAGCTAGGAGATTAAAATGGCAGAGACACTTGCAGTTACAGATATGCTTCCCAATAAGTTTGAGCCCAAACGACAGTTTAGGTGGGTTCTTGCAATTGAGGGCATTGACGCTTTTATTATTAAGACAGCCTCCCGACCGAACATTTCGATCGAGGAAGTTGAGATTCCATACATTAACCACAAACGTTTTATTGCGGGTAAGGCATCATTTGAAACATTGTCAGTGACATTGCATGATCCAATTGCACCCTCAGGAGCGCAACAGGTGATGGAATGGGTTAGAACACACTTTGAGTCAGTTTCAGGCCGAGCCGGTTATGCTGATTTTTACAAGAGAGACGTACAATTGAAAATGCTTGACCCCATCGGCACTGTTGTTGAACTTTGGGATATCAAGGGTGCTTTCTTGACAGCTGCCGATTTTGGTTCGCTGGATTATGGCGCTAGTGATCCGAGTGAAATTTCACTCACGATTCGATTCGATAACTGCGTACTTCAGTACTAGTCAAAAAATAAGAGCTGTGCTAAAAGGGTGTTCGAAAGAACACCCTTTTTTTTTACATTTTTCCCATATATCAAACAATATTGTTGAGATACCTATGCTTGTATTCAAAAACAGGAGATAAAGTGAGCGATAAAAGAGAAGGAAATTCAGTATTTACAGCGCAGCAAGCGCAGCAGCAGGGTTTTACGACAAGAAATGTGATGAAAGATGATTTTGACATGGAGGTTCCCGTCGAATCTGTTCCACTTCCATCGGAGGGGAAAATTTATCCACCTGACAGCGCTTCACATAATAGAACATCGGTAGAAATTAAGGCGATGACTGCGAAGGAAGAGGACATTCTAACTTCGCGTGCCCTAATCAAAAAGGGAACAGTTATTACCGAACTGTTGAAATCGTGTTTAGTTGACAGAAACATCAATGTCGATGCACTAATTTCAGGAGACAGGAACGCTTTGATGACAGCAATTCGAATTACTGGTTACGGTGCCGAATATACTGTCGAAGTTGACTGCCCTGAGTGTGGTGAAAATTCTTCACAGGAATTTAACCTATCAGAACTACCTATCAAGAGGCTAGAGATTAGCCCCGTAGGTGAAGGTGAAAATGCTTTTGAATTTGAATTACCAGTTTCAAAAAAGGTAGTTGTTTTTAGGTTTCTAACGGGTCGTGATGAAAGAAATATGTCAGTTGAATCCGACCGCAGAAAGAAAAAGAAACTTGGTGGTGATTTTGATAACGTTGTAACCGCTAGATTNCANCATGCTGTCGTATCNATTGGTGGCATTACCGACAGGAATAAGATNGCAACCTTTATTAAGAACATGCCTGCTAGAGATTCTAGGATGTTACGAAAATACATGGATGATCATGAACCAGGCGTCGATATGAAGGCGTGGATGCAATGTCCTCATTGTTTTGAACAATCGGAGGTGAGTCTGCCAATTGGCGCTAGCTTTTTTTGGCCTGACGCCTAACGATAAAGAAATTTTTCTAGAACCAACTTTTTCTTTAATGTATTATATGGGCTTTACATATACTGAGTGTATGCGTTTACCTGTGTGGCAGAGAAGATGGTTCTTGGACAGGATAGTCCAAGAATTAGAGAAATCTAAGGGACAAAATTCTAGGGCAGCCCACGCAAACGACCCCCAGAGCCGTGCTATGATGGGTGCAAATCGACAAACTGTTCCAGCAAAGCTACGTCGGTTCACTTAACTTTAACTTTTAGATATTTAGATGCATGGCCGATCTTACACAACAACTGGCATTACAAAGGCAAATTAACGATGCGCTCAAGGAGCAAAATTCGTTGCTTGAGGACCAGGGTCGTATTTTATCCGGACAAGCTGACACGGCCAAGAAGTTAAGCGCCAGCCTAGGTAATCCAAAAACCACCCGTAATACCAGGAATATGACCTCAGCCATGAAGGCCAACAATGAGGCGTTGGACCAAAGTGTTGACAAGGCAAAAGAGCTGGAAGACGCGCTGAGCGAAGCAGCCGATGCAGCAGAAGATTCAAGTGATGGATTCAGCATGTTGGGCAGCGCTTTTAGTGGCCTGGGCAGCATACTAAGCGGTGGCCTGGGCGTTCTGAAATCAGTTGGTGGGGCAATACTAAACATTGGTGCTTCGTTGCTCAAGACAGCATTTTCTATCTTTACATTTCCATTTAAGCTTTTTGGCAGTTTGGTCGAAATGGCGCAGCAGGGTGGAGGCGGAAGGCCCATGGCCGAAGCATGGCAAGAGGTGGTCGAAACATTTGGTGATTTAGCCACCGGGCCCGGAAAGGCATTAGAACAGACGTTCTATAAGGTAAAAAAATCTGCCCACAGCCTAGCCGGCACAGGAGTATCAGTTAGAGATATTTTTGGTTACGGCCGTGAAGGCATGGCTGCAATGCTAAAAGACCTAAATGAACTTGCCGGCGCCATGGGCGATAATTTTCACAGGCTGCAAAGCCAATTTAAAAGTTTGGGTGATAAATCAATTGTTTTCCAACGAGGCTTAGGTCTTTCTAAGGAGGAATTTGGTGAGCTTGCTGGCATTGCTGAATCCAGAGGACAAAATGTAGAGAAATTCCTCACCAAATTCAGTAAATCTGCAGTTCAGACGGCCAAAAGATTTGGTATCGGTGTCAAGGACATGGCCAAGGGCATGAAGGAACTCAACTTGGATGTTGAAAACTTCGGTCATTTAGGCCCCAAGGCATTTGCCCCTATAACCGCCTACGCACGTAAGCTTGGCTTAGAAATAAAAGACATGGCCGGCATAATGGCAAAATTTTCTGGTTTTGCCGACACAGCTGAATCTGCCTCAAAAATGCAACAGCAGTTTGGAATGAATGTTGATGCAATGCAACTGATGGCGGCGCAGAATCCAGCAGAAAAAATAGATATTTTACGTAAAGCTTTCTTTAGAACAGGTAAGGATCTAAAGGACTTTAATTACCAACAGCGGCAGTATTTAGCCTCTGTTACCGGTATTGAAGGCAAGAGTCTTGACGCTGCGTTCTCGTTATCAAAACAGGGTATTAGTTACGCTAACATTGCAAAAGAGGCAAAAAAGGCGGAGAAAAAACAGCTAAGTCAAAAGCAGGTGCTAAAGGAACTTTCAAAGGGAATCAAAAAATTGATTCAGACCATGAGCGGACCAAAGGTGACGGGTTTCTTTGATTCATTCGTCAAGGGCTTTGAGACCGGCATTATGAGATCGAAGGAATTCCGAGGCGTTCTGATTAATATCAAGTCAGGCCTCCGCATCATGCGACAGTTTGGGATAAGAATTGGTCGACTCTTTGTCAAGATCTTTCCTGGTATTAAAGACATGCTCGATGGTTTGTCAGAGTTTTTGAATCCGTCAAAATTTAATGCTGTCACCAAGGCCATTGAGCCCCTGTTCAAAGCATTTTTCTCGGGTGAAAAGACATTTTCCCAGCTGATGGATTCCATCCAGAAAGGCCTGAACGACAATTTTGGCGTAGAAAGTTCTGGTATCGGCAAAATCGGAAAGGGATTCATGAAGTTCGTTAAGCGCACTTCTGAAATTTTGGGCGAAATTTTGACATATGTTTTTGACAAAATTAGAACCAAGTTTATTCCCTTCATGGATGAAGTTCTCACCGATGCTGAAGCATACGCCGCATCGACGGGTAGTAGCAAGATCGGCGCCATTTTTAAGGTCCTTGGTGATAAAATTGGTGAGACAAAGTTTGGTGCCGTTATTATGGACGCGCTTGGGCCTTTATTGAAAGTATTTGCTGCAGACGGTTCATTCATGAAGCTAGTGGAAGCCGCAGCGCCTGTTTTCAAAAAGCTTTTTACCATGATCGCCGATGACGTTTTTGCGTTAGGTAAGCTTATTGGTCGGGGAATCTACTGTGGTCTCACTGATTTTTGGAGTGGCCTGAGTTTTTGGGAGAAGTCCGGCATGATCGGTGGTGCTGCGCTACTTCTTGCGCCGGGAACCACAATGAAATTAGGTTATCAGCTGGTCAAAGGCACCGCAAAGGGGCTGTGGAAGGGAGGCAGCGCTGCTGTCAATGCACTCACTAAATCTCGAGGCGCTGCAGGTCAGGGCTTTATGTCAAGGTTGTGGTTTGGTAACGATAAAGCAAAAGCACTTAAATTGGCAGAGAAAGCGTCCAAGGCACATGCAGCAAAAATGTCGAAGGCGGCATTTCAGGGTGCCGGTGGCAAGGGCGGCGGCAAGGCAGCCACGGAAGCAGCCAAGAAAGCGTTCCAGTCAAGTTTAAACAATCAAATGAGGGGTAATACCAAGGCCATCGAGGCGGGTACATCTAGATTTCTAAAAAGCTCTGGTGGAAAAATGGGCAAGGCAGTTGAAATGGCGGGTAAGGCTGGTAAACCGATCGCCCAAGCGGCGACCAAAATCTTCCCAACATTCGTCAAGGCAGCAACCAGCCCAGCCGCCCTAGGTGGTCTTAAGGTNGCCGGCCGGATCGGAGGCGCCGTTATCAAAAAACTGCCTATTATTGGTGCCTTGGCTTCACTGGTTTGGTCCGGCGTTGAGGGCCAGATGGCGAAGGAAGGTGAAAAGACAGCAACAACGGTATCAAGTCTAGTGTCAGGCCTGACGCTGGGTGTGTTTAGTACCGATGAGGTGATGGATGCATTCTACAGCACCAGCAAGGTAGCTGAAGGCCTTTATGCAGAGCAGGCCGCTTCGATCAAGGCCAATGTTGAAGCAGCAATGAAAGCCCTTGATCCCACATTCAAGCACTACCAAGACATGATCAAGGGGGCTCAAAAAGAGATTCAAGTCGAAAGTGACAAAATTGCTATGCAGCTTGCCACTAAGACGAAACTAATTAATAAGAAAGAACAGGAGGCACTAAGAGCAGTCCAGGCAGCCAACGCAGCTGCCACACAGGAGCTTGCAAAAGGTTCGGCCAAACTCAAGCAGCTCAAGGCGGACCAGGCGGAAGACCTAGGTGGAGTCACACATGCTCTAAGCATGATGCATGAACAGGCAACTGATACATTTACGAACGATGTCAGCATATCGATGAAGGGAATGAGCATCAAGGCCAAGCATGATTTTGTTGCATTTATTAATGAGACTGCTGGTTTTTCGGCCGCCGAAATGGAGGATGGCTATTTACAGGTTCACAATGATGCTTTCGATTCCATTGAGGAATATGACGCAATCGCCAAATACGCTGAAATCCTTAAGGGGCAACAAGGAAAAGCTCATGATGCAACCAAGAAGGCCATGGAAAAAGGCAATGTGGCACTTGAAAGATTATCAGTTGATTCACTGTCGAAGGCGCTGTCTGCAGCCAGGAAGATGGGTGACCTCAAGGGCGCCGCCCAGTATGAGGCACAGTTAATATCAAAAATTCGCAAGAACGTAGGTTTTGGTCATACCGGAGCCCGCGGTTCCAAAAGTGAATTCGCCAAGGAGATTCACCAAGCCATGTATGCGGCGTACGATGCGATCGGAGAATCAACCGGGTTGCAGGACATCAAATGGGGCGGCATCGGCAGCGAAATCAAAAGCAAATACGGTGTCGGCGGCGTATATGCATCCAAAGAAGCGGGCGTGATGGGCGGCGCCTTCTCAATCGATGATCTTGCAAAGGTCGATCCTGAGGCGGCGCTAGCGATTAGAAATAGGATGGAGCAATCCGTACAAGACCAATTAAAGGGCATCGCAGACGCCACAAAAACCGACGCGGAAAAACAAGCGGAAAAGATTGGAGAGCTGGAAGCACAAAAAGCAGCCCTTGAAAAGCTCAAAAATTTATCGGGCGTTCCAAAACAACTGGAGGAAATGGAGAAAAAATTTGGTGGTATTTCCGCACAAGCGCTGAAGGAGAAGGTACAAGCTATAATGGACAAGGCAGTTAGCGTGGCCTCATCCATTAATGATGCCATTAAGTCCAAAGCATTCAAACAATATGATGCCACCGCGGCCGAACGGGGTGTGAAGGATTTAGGTGGTGTTGCAGGTACCATCCTCCCCACTGCTGAGTCCCTGCAATCGCTAGTCAAAGGCGTTCAATCCATTGTATCCACCGTGAACACCAGTGCCAAATTCTTTGCCAGTCTTAATGTGAAAAAATTGCAAAAAAAGATGACCACGATGGTCAAAAAACTTCTAAGCCTTCCTGCAATAATCAGGGCTGCACTGAGCCCGTTGTTACCTGCACAATATTCGCAAGAAGCCATTGATCACGCGGCTCACCACGGCATCGAAGTCACTGAGATAGAAGCCATCAAAGACGCCATGCAGAAGCAGGCAGATGATTCGATTGTTCAGCAGCAGATTCAGCACTCGCTTTACCAACTTACCGGCTTTCTGGGACCAATTGCCACTTCGATCGGCACGGCTTCCAGCGCTATTAAAACATTGATAGCTCAGTCAAGCGCTTTTCCAAGCTTGTCTAAAAAACAGGGCACGGCCCTCGCAAACAAAATATCTTTAGGCTTGGGTTTTGCAAATCAATTTGCACAGTCGATGGCCGCCGGCAGTTGGTCCTCCCTCTCCAACAGCAATGTGGGCACTAAACTGGACACAGCCACATCAAACATTAAAAAAATGAAACTTCTCGTTGACAATTCCAAGAAGTTGGTCTCGGCCGGCCGCAAGATCAACCCCAGAGATACGCACCGTCTAAAAACAATTTCAGGTAAAATAAGGGGAGTGGTCAACGACCTTGCTTATGCTGAAAGTGTTGTTCGTAAACGTGATTTATCAATGGTTAAACCTGTTATTGAGGCCATCGGCGCCGGCGGCGGAAAGGTAGAAGTTATTCATAGTCTTCCTGAGACAAAAATTGTACTCAACGTTAGTATTAACGCCCGTGACTTTGGTAACATTCTTAAGAAGGTTGACCTCAATGGCAACGCACGTGGTACAGAAAATTTCAAGACTGAGTTGACAGAATAATATGATAAACAGGGGTGATAAATGAACGAAAAAGAAGTGATGGAAAGGTTGACAGAAATGCGTAACGCTGAGGATGAAATAACGCCCATCGCGAATGCAATAACTAATTTGATTAAAATGTCAAGTCCCGAAATGCAAAAAGTGATGCTGTCCCAGGTCGGGGATGCCCTTAGTTTTGCCGATATGATGGGTGAGATGGGAAAGTCTGGCGATTTGGATGAGTGGATAAAAGAAAAAATGAGAAAAGATCAGTCATCGAGAGGACCGAAAAGTGACGGGTGATTAAATGTCTGATGATAATGGCAGCAATGAACAAATAAAAACCGTGAAGCTTGGCCTGGCAGGGCCTGCAATTTGGAATGCAGGAACTAAACAACCGCCTGGCGCCGACGGCAGGGTTGTGCCTAGTTTTGAGCAGGGTGCTGATATTGACCCAAACGCTCTGGGTGCTGCTGCCGACTATGCTGAGGGGAAGTTAACAGGCGAAAACGTCAATTACCCTGCGGCAACTAATTCAACTCCCGCATCCCATGAGGTTGGTTCTGTAATTCCACCGACAACAAACCCCGAGACCGCTAATGTGTACGTTCCCGCCTCGGATATGGTGATGAGCGGTGAAAACAATGCGCAGTACCAACTCGCAAATTCCACACCCGGTGTTACTCCCAATTTCTTTACGAGTGACAGCGAGGGAGAAAAGATTACCGACCTGATTGATAAGACAGGCAAAGATTCCGCCCTCGATGCCAAAAACGTCGTCTACACCGCCGCAAGTGGAATTAATCAGGCAGTGCAATCTCGTCTAGGTGCAGAAAACCTGTATAGTCCGGACTCTGAGGAATACACCGACGCCAATAAAAAAAGCAAAAAGAATCCCTTACTTGATGAATTATATCGCGGTATGAAATTGCAGCTAGGTGTGTCTGAAAATCATCCAGGCATTAGTCCAACTGTAGGCAATTTAATTTCCGAGGCCAACATCGGCCTAGACTTTGTAGAAGACAACGCAAGAAAAGGGACACACACCAATAAATACAAGCCATCAGAACCATCCTTGGGAATTGGTGGTGGTCATCATGTCGGCGATTCGCTGCCGCTGGCTCAAAATAAACCATCGGGAAATGTTTTTGCTTCAGCGGTCGACAATGACCCAACTGAGGATGGCGTTGACATGCAGGCTATACCTGCGTTACAGACAGCTGGGTTAGGATTACCAACAATTACTGTCACACCTGGTACGGATACAGCCGCAGGCCAAACGCTTGGAACATTTTTTACCCTGGACCAGCTAGATCTGGCGTTGAATAAAACAGGCGCCGATGCTAGTAAAATGGGCAGTGATTTATTTACCCCTGACAGGGTGACGGCCATCGCGGGACAAGTGCAGACGCAATTGGCGGTCGGAAATGTCTACAATCCGGCCGAAGGCGGCAAATACACCAACCCTATGGTCAAGACCGAGGCTGAAGATGGCGCGGAGGTGTTGGCCGAATCAGGTTTTGATTTTTTTGGTGAGGATTCGGTTGATTTAGGCACCCCGGGTTGGCAAAAAACAAAAGGTGTTTACGACGAATCGGTGACACAGTTGTCGGCCGCAGATCACGCAAAAGTCGGCGCTGTGCAAATCGAAGAGGAGCTTTATCATCCTAATCAGCATGGGGCTACAACGACATCAACCCCCGCCGGAGATCACATCACCCCCGCCCCCGATGAGGCGTTTTTCAAGTCTCCTAGTGAAATGACATTCACAGATGGAACTTATCGTGACGGTGAGAGCACACCTGGGGTTGGCGAGTCTTTTTTTACTGATGAGCAATTGACCGAAATTGTTGATAAATCTGGTGAAGATACGACGTTGGCTGGGAGCAAGATTTCTGACAAGGCTAGTCCAGACGCGGAAGGTAATGAAGGCGTCATTACCACAAAGACACAGACACAATTGGAGGAAAACCTCTATTCACCTGGTGACGATTTTGCTGACATTGATTCGTTAAGCGACGAAGCTGTTGCCAGCCAATTTAAACAAGAACCCTATACGTCACAATCAACCAGCGGTAAGTTTGATCCGACTGCCACCAAGAAAACATTCGAAGGTTTAATTACCGATGCTGCTGGAACCGCTGAGGGCAACGAAATGGTGGCGGGTAAGACGAGCGCCAATCAATTTCATGCCGATCCTGAAGCAAAGGTGAAGCTTTCTGGCCACCAAGCTGGAAGTGCTCTTACAACAGTGACGGCAGCTGATGAGGCATTTGAAGACCTATCTGGTGGTTTGACAAATATCAAGGCCACAGGCTTGGGAATTCCAGACAACACAGGAACCCCGGGTGAATCAGCAGGTCAGACTCTAGGAACGTTTTTCACAGATGCACAGGTAAGTGATGTTCTTGATAAAACAGCAGGCACACCTGCAAAAACTGGTGATAAATTACTGAGTGCTCCCGGCCTTACTGATCAGGATGGTGCCAATACACACATTGGAACAATAAATACCAACACACAGACACAGCTGGCAGCCGGAAATAAAAACGAACCGGCTGATCATTACACAACTTCTGATTTTGACTTTCCGAGGCCCGGGTCCGTCACGACGTCTGAAAACAAGGATTTTCCAGCGGATCAGGGTGTCAAAGGTGAGTATACTGTCACCACTGACTTGACTGTGGCAGATTTAATTTCCGGACTTGATTTATCACTAAATACTAATGTTCCGAATACTACAGTTGCAGAAGGGGTACCTATTTCGTACGGCGGAGCCGACGATCACATTGAGCCAACTGACGCTGACGATTTCTTTGCGACTGCGACAGATTTTACGGGTACCCCCGGCGTCGGTCCCAACTTTTTTACTGCAACCGGCCAGATGGACGGCGAATCACCTCTGCTTAAACTTGGAAAAACTGGTTCTGAGCCGAACGATTTAATGTCGAAGGCAAACCCAAAAATTGTTGAAGACAAGGAACTCGCCGGCGCCATAACCGAAGCAACCCAAATCCAACTTGAATCCGGCCATGAGGGAGGAAATAGGTATCATCCTAACACTGAGTATGTCGATGAGTGGGCATTTCATGACGATGTTGCCGTTGACAAGGGGTTTCCTTCAACCACACAGCATCCTGAAACCCTAGGCGACTACGAAAAAGCCCTATCACCGACAGAAGAGGATCCAAGCGCAGGCCAGTTAGACCTTGAAACAACACATGCTGCGAAAATGACTGAGGTTGCGACTAACCTGTATCACCCTGGATCCACAGGCGCAGACGCTGTTGGAGCCGGCCACAGTGCTCAAGACGTAATTACGGAACCTGCAGGCG